GTCTTGCATCCAACCAACAACTTCCACCATGTTATCAAAGTCCCGTAAAAACAAATCATATTTTTCGGCTCTTGGGAGTTTATGCTCTATTGCCAATTTCTTAGCGAGTTCACGAAAATTCATCTTTTTTTCCTTCAGTTATAAAAAAAATCATTACTTTACTTCATACATAACAGTATTGGTATTACCTAATGCCCATTTTGGATCTGTTTCAACCGACCATCGTTTTGTTGCCACTCTAAAATCTGGCATCTTTAATTCTTTTGGATTACTACTTGGTTCTAATATAAGTAAACGATTATTTGGTTGAGCAGCAAACTGACCATTATCACACATAACAAAATTATAAGATTTGTGGTCCTCAACATCTTCGGAAAAGCCAGTATCAAGAGTATTAAAATCAGGATGGGCACTATCAACTGTGAAAAGATATACGCCATACATCCAATCTCCATTTTTTAATTTAAACTTACATTTCATGGATTGTAACTGTGCTTTTTTAAGAACAGTAATATCATATGATAAACAATCCCATAACTGTAAACTATCTAGTGGTTGTGGAGTGCCTTCAATTGGTTTCCAACAAAATGCGTGTAGTGGTAATTTATCATATAACGCACCATAATCATTCAAATAGGCCTCAATACGAAACGCTTGGCCTCGTAACGATTTGATACTTACCCACCAACAAGATTCTAATTCACCATGGCCTTTTTCAAAGTCATAAAGAAATTCTTTACGAACAAAACATTTAACTGGTGGTAAATTTGCAATAATATGTGCCATATAATTTTCTTTTTTATCCTAAAAACACCAAAGGTACTTCTGTTTTTTGTAGTGAGTTAGCAAAGACAAAAAACGGAACAAATCTTTCATTAAGAAAACCAGGATATCTCCAAGGCAATGGCTCAGAGGTTGTTCGTATTGTTGGATATGCGTCTGAACAATGAAACCAAATATACTCCATAATTTGGAAATACTCTCTTACTAAATTTTGATACAGGTCTTTACGCATGATATAAACACCCTCATAACTAATTGTATTATGGCCAGGCGTTGTAAACCACGACATATGTTTTTCATACAATGGATTCACTTGAACGATTGCTTGCTTAAATAAATTCCAATATTCTGGTGGTTGAGATTGAAGATACTGTTCTTCAATAGAAATATTAATGGTTCTAGCACGATTAATAATTACATCGGATGTTTCTAAAAGTTTAAGAGCCGCTTCTTTTTGTTCATCTGATGTGAGGTACTTAACCGATTCTTCATTTGCTGGCATTACAACTTTTTCATGTGGGTTGTTTTCTGCATCCAAAATATAAAGATAACGGCGATAAGAACCAACACCAACATACTGAGGCATCTCAAAGCTAAGATTTGCCACATACGAATCGGTTACTTGTTGACCAATTGCACGGAGAAATTCTTCTTCTGTTGCTCTAAAATAGTAATGTTTATATTTTAATATTTCACTATCAACTGTAACATTAATAAACGGGCCCTTTTCTGAAGGCGGATGCCATTCATAGGCACCTGTACCACCAGCATAACACGCCTTTACCCAAGACGAATCAAAATTAAAAGGAAAATCTCTATGAAAATGAGTATAAAAACGAATAGACATTATTCCACCTTTTGTGTTTCTTTTTTATTCTTTTCTGGTCTGAATGGAATTGAAGCTGAAAGCTCGGCTTCAATCATGGAGTTTTTGAAATGACCTCGTCTAAGTGGGTCAATGATTGTAGCAAGTTGTCTTTTGGACTCTTTGCTGAGTTTGAAATTTTTATCACGCTTTACCATAATATATCTTTATAATGTTAGTTAATATTCATTAGGTTTTTTACCTATGTTGTATTTTGCAATTAAATCCCACTCATCTTTTTCTTTAAAAGAAATAATCTTTATTTGATGTAGTGGTGCAATATTATCTTCAATCAATTTGTAGTTTAATATTTTTACCAGACCCCATTCCTCTAGTAAATTTGCAATAGCATTTCTACGCTGTATATCATTCTCAGAAATATTAGATGGTTTGCCATCTAATGCAAATAGTTCCTTAAAATGAACGATGTAATACTTGCCTTGTTTATGTAAAATGTGGCAAGATTGGTATAATACTTTTTCTTTGCGTGAAGAAACGCCAATGCGAGTTAAGGTTTCACGCACCTTTAAAAAATCGTCTTGTTCATTAAGGCTAACCTCAATGAACTGAGTCAAGTCAACCATCTCACTTCCTTAATCCACCAGTATCGGTTTGTTCTTTTAATTTTTGGATTTGTTCTTTGCTTAATAAGCGGAGAGCCTCACGGGCTTTAGAATCTGAGAAACCATAGATTGTCTTTATACATTCTAAATCATCATTTTTTTCAGATTTTATCCACTTCGCAAAAGGTCGTTTCTGTGACCTCACCGTATTTAGTAAAAAGTCATTTTGAAGCTTTTTATCTAAGTGGTGGCGGCGATTGACTTCGTTAGCAAAAAACACACAGTCCTGATGGTAAGAAAGGCTGCGGTTTACGATAAAAGGTACATATTCCTTCTCAGTTAATTCATCAACAATAAGTTGCTTCTTGCCTTGTAGTATTTCTTTTACATAATCAAATGGGCTCATGTCAACATCCTAATCAGTCCGACTGTATCAATGGTGACGAGAAGCAAATAATTAGCAAGCATACCAAATGATTTACGAGTATAGGAAGCCCAACCATACATAGCGCAACCGGCAATCCAAATAGGGTATAAGATAAGAAGTGGGGGATTGGGAACGGTGAGAGCCATAGTGATACTACAACCAATGCTAATAGCCCAAGCAACGAGTTCAACCACAAACCGTATTCTATTACTTTTCCAGTCATCTTTTATCCATTCAAATAGATTATAGAATAAATCATTCATCAATTGAACTCACAGTTGACCATGATTTCTGTTAGGCAAGCTACAGTATTTATTTCTTGGTCGGCAACAAAGGCTGCCTTATACTGATAGTCAGCAAGAATTACAACGGCCTGTGGAACAGATGAGGGTTTTAAAGTGTCACTCAATGTATCATATAGTTTACGAAACAGCGAGGTATTGTCTATTTCATGTGATGATACCCACTTACGAATGGCACCAAAATCTTTAGCAACAATATGTTTAGACAATTCATCAATTGAAATGTCAGCAATTTGAACAAGAATACCTGTGTCGATTTTACCAAACTGAGAGTACCGCTGAAGCTCATTTAATACACGGCGAAAATCTGGAAAATGTTTCTTAACTAATTCTGCCAAAACCTTCTCGTCAGCATCAATTTTTTCACTTTGCAAAATAGATTGAGTTCGCTTAAAGAACGCAGAGGCCATCTTAGCCTTCTCGCCATTCTTTAAACCAAAATCAATAACCGCACACCGTGAATGGAGTGGTTCAATGATACGATTCTTATAGTTACATGTAAAGATGAACGAGCAGTTGCTAGCGAATTCTTCAATCGCATTACGCAAGGCAGGTTGAGTTGAGTTTGGGTTTAGATAATCTGCTTCGTCAATGATGATGACCTTACGACCACCGGTAAGTGACATAGATGAAGCATAGTTTTTGATTTTGGTTCTAAAAGTATCAATACCACTTTCATCTGAACCATTGATGACCATAAAATCACAACCAATTTCATTACACATGGCTTTGGCAATGGTGGTCTTTCCTACACCAGCACCACCAGCCAAAAGTAAATTAGGAATTTGTTTTTGATTTACATATTCCTGAAATGGTTGTTTCAGGCGGTCAGGTAAAATGCAATCGTCAACAGTTTGAGGCCGATACTTTTCTGTCCATAAAAGATGTTCCATAATATAATTCTTTCACAATATACTTCATAATAAAATACTTAGTCACGCTCATTCAAACGAGCAACTACTGTCAAGTAATCTTCTTTTACTTCCCAAGAGCCTACAGGACCAGCAAATAGAATAGTAACTTTCTTTTCTTTATTTCCTTCAGCAGTTGCTACTGTTGTAACTCTTTCAAAGACATTAATAATATGGTCTGGATTAATTGCGATTGATTCATCAACATGTCCTTCAACCGCATTTGTAAACATTTTAAATGGCATATTAATTACCCTTTTCAAATTTAGAGCCTGCCTCAGTTGTAACCCAATATTGAAGCGGAACAGTTTTGTTTTTAAAGTGTGAAATACCTTTTGATGAGATAAAGACATCATAAGAACCAGGCATTAGTTTTGTGATGTTCTCTGTTTTGAAAACCATTTTAAACTTATTGCCATTACCAGCTGAAATCTCTAGAGCATCGGTGTGTGCTGAATCATTTTGTAAATCAAGTGTAACAATACTTACTTTTTTACCATCAGATTCAATTGCAACTTGTGGTGAAGAAAGAACACTAGCAGCTCGCATGACCCATTCAAAATCTTCAGCAGTAAGTTCAAACTTAATTTCCGCATCAGGCATTGTCAACTGTTTCTCAGGTGGAGTAACAATCATATTAGATGGAGTAAAGCGATATTTAATTTTGCTACGACCTTTGTTACCAACGATTGTAACTTGTTTCTCATCAAACTCAAATGACGGATCATCTTTGTGTAAAGAGATGACCGATAGAAAATTGTTTAGGTCATAGATGCCAAACTCAGCAGGAATATCTTCTTTGATAGATACTTCAGCTAGAATGTTTTTATGGCTAGACACCGTTTTAAGTGTTTTGCCTGGTTTAAAAAGAATACCTTGGTTGATTGCACCAAAGTTTTTTAAGATTGCTACGGTTTCATTAGATAATTTCATACATCACTCCATAATTAAGATTTATCATCAACAGAATACATTATATCATGTTCATATAAGAATGTCAAGCAACAAAGAGCATGTGCTAAATGGTGTTTGCCAGATTCAGGATCAATTTGTTCGCCTTCTTTCCATGCCCACAAATGCCTTTGGGCTGCATCAAAGTACCTGCGTTTGGAATCTGGTACATGTTTCCAATTATCAGGTTCATACTTCTCAGCACCAAAGGTCAATACATCAACAACAGCTTTAAGTGCAAGTGGTGGTAATAAACCATATTGTAGTTTACCACCATCAAACTTGCGACCACCAGTTGTGGCTGTTTGTGAATCTTTTACAACTTTACTTGTCATAGACGACCTGTGTATTGTGCTACAGCAGGCATGTTGCCAGTAAACGCATAGGTACCAATGTGTTGAGTTTTCATCCAAGGACATAAATGAATTGTTCCACCCATTTTACGCCACATCTGACAGAACATATAATCTTCACTTAGATACCGGTCAGAACCACCATCAGTAATTGATCCTTTACTATCAATCACAGTATCAAAGTATGCATGAATATACCTAGAACCATCAAAGTTTGCTTGACCTACATGGTCTGGCTTATAACGAATCATTGGATATTGTTTTTCCATTTTGTGGAAAACTTCACGCTTCACCATCATATAACCTGTACCAATTTCTAGCACTTCTAATGGGTCTGTAACCTGAAACTGTTTTGTTCCAGAAACCACATTAAAGACATATTCACCAACTAAGGTTTCAAGTTCTTTTGGTTCTAGGTTAGGATGATTTCTTGCCGCTTGTGCCACATTACTCCAATTAATTGACTTCTTTGGATAGGGGCCACCAATAACATCTTTATCTAAGGCTAACATAGCAATTACATCTTGTGGATTGTAATGAATGTCGCTATCAATAAACAATAGGTGAGTAAAATCGGAACGGAGAAACTCATCTACAAGATAATTACGAGCTCTTGTGATAAGAGATTCGTTGAATAAAAAAGAGAATTTAGTTTCAACACCATATTTGGACATGGTGGTTTGTAAATCTAGGCACGACTTAATATAAAGTCCGTGTGCCATGCCGCCATACATTGGCGTGGCCACAAACAATTTATTTTTTTTCAAATCTTCAAGTTTGACTTGGATTTCCATAATAACTCCATAAATAAAAAAGAGGAAGTAACACCTATATGTATAACTTCCTCTTTACTTTTCCTAAACTATTTTAGGCAAAAGCACGCTCACCTTGTGAACGAATAGCAGCAATGCCTGCAGCAACCATACGCTTGGTTGGAGAACCAAGACGATAGAAGGAAACTTTATCGCCATTTGCGTTGATGCGTGAGTTCAGGTAAATTGCATGACCTTCGTTACGCAACTCATTGATAGTAGCGGAAGGATTAGCAACACCAAAAACAGATTGCATTTTTTGTGGTGTGAGAGTGTTATATTCGCTATCTTTGGACAAATAGGCGAGAACACGAGCTTTAGTTGATTTCATTACAAATAACTCCATAAATTGGTCGCAAATTAAAAAGCATTTGAGAGGCGACCGTTCTCTCAAATATGATACAAGTATATCAGATTATGAACCTGCTGTCAACCATTATACAGGTATAAGTGAAAAAAGACCCGGCTATTGCCGGGTCAAGTGCCGAACAACTAACTATTAGAAAGGTTGATTTTCTTCAGCCTCAGGATTTTCATTTACCGGAACTTCTGGTTCAGGTTGTGGTGCCAGAATTTCTTCGGCAGAAGCACCAGCGTCAACTTTGGTATATAAGTCAACAAAACTTGCCTTGGTATCATCGTCAAAGCGGTTCAAACACAAGGTAATTGCCTTCATTTTATCGCCAAAGATACCATAGGTTTCTACAATATGGACTAAACGGCGAGTGGAAATCACTTCATCACAACCACCATCCATAAATGTTTTACGAATTACATCAGCCCATGTAACAAGCTTCTCGGCGAATTCACTATCAGCACGACCAACGGAAGATAATTCTTTATCAACAATCTTACGCTCAATCTTAACAGGAGGAAATTCCTGTTCCATTGTAGTGCGGAATCTTTCTAAGAAGGCTTCGTTAAGCACATTGGTAAACATGTAACGACCATCATCAGAGCCTTTACCTTTAGTATTAGCAGTAGCAAACACCGTAAAACCAGGTGCAGGTACAATCATTTCGCCTTTTTTCTTCAGCATAAATGGTTTGCCTTCAAGCACACGCTGTAATGAGGAAAGATTTTGAGCACCGTAATCAATCTCATCAATACAAAGCACAGCACCTTGACGAGCAGCCGTAGTTACGGGGCCGTCACGCCATTCCATATTACCATCAATCAACACATAGTTACCAAGTAAATCACTTTCATCGGTTTCAGGTGTCATTGAAATACAAACGAATTTGCGTTTGGCTTTGGCACAGGCCTGTTCAATAGACATGGTCTTACCATTACCAGAATGGCCTGAAATGAAAACAGGAAAGAACCGCATTGAAGTTACAATTGAAAGCACATCGTCAAAGTTGCCAAACGGCACATAATTTTTATATGATTTATGAACCAAATCAGTAGTATCCAAATCGGTTTGGACATTTTGAATTTTGTTCTCAGATTTTTGAATTGGTTTTGCCATTGGAATCACTTGGGCTTGTAAAGCAATTGTCGTAGCACCAGCAGTAGGTACTCGGTATTTACCACGACCAACACGATTAGCTTCATCTTTAGTAAAAAATTGAGTTGAAGCAATACCCAATTCACCAGCAATAACTTTAATTTCTGCTTTGCTGATGGTTTGTTTACCTGTAGCAACTAAAGCATCCATAAATTTTTGTTTGATTTCGGCACGACTTGTCATTATATAATAACTCCCATTCACAGTTTTAATACTACCATTCTATCATAACAGATGCACTTTGTCAAGAGCATCTGTTGCCTAAAAACAACAGCTTAGGCAGCAATGCCTTCAATGAACTTGGAAACCAGCACACGATTTACTGTTTTCTTTTTGTTCATTTTGGCAAAAGCTGATGCCAATTTTTTAGTGGTAAATTTACCTTCAATTTCAATTTCATCTTGCTCGGTTTTCAAATCACTTCCACCAGAAATAAGGAAGAATGAATTATAACCATCGTTTTTTGAAATCAAAAACTTTTCAGTTTTAAATTGTTTTACCAACTCTTTTTGTTTGTTGAACCATTGGTAATAATCTTTATTATGTAAATCAGCCAATGTTTGATTTTCGCCAATAGAATATCTATTGTTAATTGCTTGACGAGTATGACCTGCACTTTGATTTGAAATAATAAAGAAACCAAATATCTTAGAGTTGGTCACTTTAGCAAACCATTTAAATACAGCGATGTTGACCGATTGGCGGCCACCGTCAAGTTTCATTTGGAATTTATTTTCACGGTCAATAAGATAAACATTTTTACCATGAAAGTCCATTCTTTCGGTGCTATGTTTAACGATTGTTTCGCCATTTTGTACCACATCATAAGTGACATAGAATCTGTTAATCCAATCAGCATCACCATCGTGGACAATAATCAAACTTGTTAAGTCAAGATTGTTCTTTTGTTTAAACTCTTTCATAATTTCAGCAGTTGCAACCAAAGCTTGTGTCAACGGAGTATTTGAAAGGTACTCAGAGTCAGGCAATGGAACATCTGAACGATAAAGACGGGTTACTTCAAATGCTTTTTTGAGCAATAACATATTCTTTAATGCACCAGTAAATTCAGCATTTGACATTTGCGAATTGATATACTCACGCAAAAATACCGTGCCTAATTCAACTGAACCAAGTTCTCTGGTAAATTCAGCACGATTTGTTTTGACATATTCTTTCCGTTGTTCAACAGTCATATTCAAATCACATATGCGAGCTTCTTCACTATCACCAAAACCATACACAGCAAAAGGAATATTCACTTTGCGACAGAACATGGCAAGCACCAAAATCTGCTCAATTGAACCAGACATATTGTTTGACATAGAACCAGATTTATCTAGCAACAAAATCAAACCATGGCTTTTGCCTTTTGGTGTCAACATCACTTTACGAAAAATGTTGTCATCAAATTTGTATGATGAAAGTTTATTGATATCAATATCACCAGTATCGGCAAGCTTTGATTTACTAAATGCTTTGGCTGCCTTACGCATTTCAAATTCTTTGGCAAGTAAACCAATATATCTTTCATTTTTGCGTTTGAAATCGTTTACCAGTTCCATGGCTAAACCAGGTTGAATATATTGTTTAGTAACACAATCACCATAAAACTTGGTTAGATTTGCTTGAACCGTTTTAGCAGATGTAACAATGTTTTTTAGAATTGGTTTTGCCATATTTACATAGCAGAACTCTTTACATTTTTCATCCAACAACATAGTTTCATTATTACGGAAAGATTCATCCGTAGAACATGATGGAGAAAACTGGTCTTGCCATGATGATGCTGATTCTTTCCAACGATTATATGAATCGCCATCTTCATCGCTATCGGTTTCTTCACCTGAATCGTTTTCACCAGATTTTTGGCCTTTATTGTCATCAGATTTATTATTGGATTCTTTATCGGTCTTTTCACCGTTCCCGTCACCTTCATTTTCTTCATCTGATTCTTCACTTTGGCCGTTTTTGTTTTTTTGGCCTTCAGTAGTTTCAGCGGAGTTTTCTTCATCATCAAACTCCTCAAAATCATAATCGCTGTCAAACTCATTATTGAAATCATCACTTTCAGCGGCTTCTAATTCTTCAAAGTATTGAAGCTTCATTTCCATTTGTTCATCTTTGGAATAAGCATACACTTCATCGGTAACACGAATCACATCGTCCCAAGATTCACATGCTTGGACTTTTTTAACTAAGAGCTCTTCTTTAGCAGAGAATTCAATCTTGGTATTTGTCCATTGAGATTTGCTGTAAAGGTTCAGGCGGTCAATGAAGCTAA